ATATATTTTAACGCCGACGGATCGAGCGGATATGTCAATTATAAAAACTTAACGCATTTTTTTAATGTATGCGGAAAAAAAACAATACTTTTTGAATATGACGACGGAGTTACGGATAAATATTGCGACGTCATTTTTAAGTCGCTTACAAAAACCGAAATCTCGAGCGAAGGCTTGTTTGTTGAAACGCTTACACTTGAAAGACAATCCTATTTTTACGAAATAGTCGAAAAACGATTAAGTATTGGTTACGGATACGACGGCGCCGCGTTTCCTTTATCATTTCCGATTACTTTTGATAAAAAAGATTTTTCAGATTCCTGCGAAATAAGAAACGATTTTTATCTGCCCGCCGAAATAAAAATGATTATAACAGCGAGCAGTATTTACAACTTAAATATTCGTATCGAAACCCTCGACGGCGATCTCGTTTCTGAAATGCTTTTCCCGTCCGCGAGTCCCCTTAACGGAAAAATCGAAATAGATCCGTCAACAAAAAAAATCACAATTACTCGCGACAACGGAACAATAGAGGACGGCTATTATATGACAGATAAAACGAAACAGTCGTTTTTGTATTTACCGCCGGGCGTATATAATTTTGTCACAAACATAACAAGGTATTCGGGTATAGAAATAAAATTGTCAATACGCCGTTATATGTTTGATTAGGGAGAGCAGTAAATGTATTTAGCGTTATACGACGATAATCGAAATCATATCGCAAACATCACCGACATCACATACGATAGAACGACCCGCGTTTACGACCCCGATTCGTTTACCGCCGAAGGCTTTTCAGACGCAGACACAAACGACGCAAAACTCGCGATATTGAATGACGACGAAGGAAATTACGAATACGCCTGCTTTTCGGACGCTATAACGCCCGACCAAAACAAACGGACGATAAAAGGACTTGATTTTATAACATTGTGGGACGTCGAGGTTTTGCTTGACTACACGGCGACAGGAAGTTTTGACGGTCGTTTGTCGCAGATCTTTACAAAGATAAAGCAACTTGTTTTTGATAGTAACGACGTCGCGATTTGCAAAATTCCCGTTGAAGTCATAATCCCGACAGACAACACAGACACGACAAGTGTTTACGGGTCAATGCAAAATCAATATAAAATTGTAAACGCCTATTCTTTTTTGAAGGCGTATCTAAAATATTACGAATACAATATCGAAAGTTATTACAACGTAAGCACGGGGAAAATAGTTTTTACTTTTATTAAATGCAATCAAGCCGTAAGCGTCAATTTAAGCGACTTTATTCACGAATTAACGACATCATCGACCGCGACAAATAAAACCGTTGCAACCGTCAAATATACGATTGAATACGACGAAAACGGCAACCCGACAAACCTTCCCCGACCGTCCACGCTCGCGACCGTTTATTACTATCGGACAACCGATAACAATATCGTTGAAAGCGATGACGAGGGTGATATAAGCGGACGAATTTATCCTGTAAAATCAAAGATATTTGAAAAAGACTATCTCGCCGACGCGCAATTCGACGCCGTTTACGAACTCGCAAACGCGCGTTTCGTCGACAATATTATCATCGACAACAGTATCACACGCGATCCGATTGATTTTGATATTTATCCGCTTTATACGAAAGTATCCCTATATTACGAAGGACGTCTTTATAAAATTTTGCCGATAAGCGAGAAAACGACGTCTTTCGACAGCAAGGGAAAAAACGTAAAAATAAAACTCGGATTCAAAAAAATATTATTAACCGAAATTATCAAAGGAGGCGCACAAAATGCCTAAACCGGTAACATTTCAAGGAGCGTCAAATTTCAAAGCGGAATTATTCGCGCTCGACATCACAAAAAGATTTCGCGGTTTATCCGCCGACGGATATTATAAAGGATACGGCTCGGAATTATCTTGTCAAGCAGTATTAAACGCAGGTTATTTTTTCCATATTGGAACGGGCGCCGCGTTGGTGCAGGGCAGAATGATATTAAACGAATCAGAAACGTCGTTTTTTTGGGGGAGTCCGTCAAACGGGCAGGTCGGCGCTATTATATTAACTATTCAGACAAGCCCTACAAATCCCTCGAATTGCGTGTCGTTTAGCGTGAGATACGCGTCCACTTTGGCAGGAATAACATTAACACAACAGGACGTAAACGCAATTAACGCGGATTCATCAAACAAAACATACGAAGTCATTTTGTATAAATTTAATGTATCGAACGGCGGGCCGCAAAACATTACAAGGGTATTACCGGCGATTGACGACGTCGGACAATATTGTCATTGTATTTTTGTTCAACTCAATGATTATACGCCGATATATATCAACCTTATTTTACCTTCCCCGACCGCAATATCGACGTTTAATAGTTTATACGCAGCACTTCGTTATTTACAACCGACGGACGAAAAACCGTATATTTCCTGCAACGGTGCAAACTCGAGTTATTATTCCGCACTTTACGAAATAAGCGCGGACGCATACAACGCAAAAATTTACGTTTCAGATACAACGATACACTCAATAGAATTTACATCAAGCGACGTGCGAAAAATTCGCGACGGCGTCATCGAACTATAAGGGGGCAAAAAATGAAATACGTTAGCAATCAAACAAAATTTGATACGTCAACTTATAGCGGAAACCCCGATGTCGCGCTCGGAAACGGTTACGTCGCCGTAAGCGACGAGGATTATGTAAAATTATGTAATCACGAGTTATGTTGGCAGGACGGCGTTTTGACGGCTTATGAAAAAACGGCGGAGGATATTCAAGAGGAAGAAAACGCCCTAAAATATGCTCGTATCGCGGAATTAAAACGGCTTTTGTCGATGTCGGATTATAAGGCGATAAAGTATGCCGAAGGATACATCGCCGCAGAAGATTATGCACCCATAAAAGCCGAACGGCAAGCGTGGCGCGATGAAATAAACACGCTTGAAAACGAACTCAGCGGGGGCGGCGGCTTATGACGGTAGGAAGTATAATTGCGATTATCGCGTCCGCGCTGTCGATATGCGTCGCCGTAACGACGTTGATCGTTTTCTTTTCTAATCGCAAAGCAAAAGCAAAAAGCGAGGGAATTGACGAAGGAAAAATGGCGGCGAGCCTTGACGTCATCAAATTACAAAACGAGTCCTTATTACAAGGCAATCACGCAATACAGGCAAAACTTGACGACCAAAACACTCGTTTAATTAAAATTGAACAGACCGTCGCCGACGCGCACGTTTCGGATATGCCGAAACAAATCGCGGCGATCGAAACGTCGCTTAAATCGGCACACAAACGGCTCGACAACATCGAAAGAAACAATAAATAAATATCGGAGGATATAAAATGATAAAATTTCAAATTATAAGCGGCGGATCGCAACATATATTCAAGCCCGAAAAGCGTGTCCTCGGCGACAGATACGCCGACGATGTCGCGATTTCCGTTGAAAAGCCTTACGAAGAGCGCGACTCTGTTTGCGTAATGGTCGTTTTGCACGATGACGAAATCGTCGACCTCGTCCCGATTCTTGACGCCCCCGTCACCCTCGGGACAAACATCACGCAATATAAACGCGTTTTCGTTAAGTTTAATTTTATACGACTTGACGGAACGATTAAGGATTCGACGCCGTGCAGATTGCTTTTTATGCCTGCCGAAACGCCCGAAGATTTTACGCCCGACGATCCGTTTATGGAAACGCTCGCCGAAACAATCGAGGAAAAATACACCGTTTCGGCGGCGCTTAACGATTACGCCTTAACGCTTGCCGCGTTGACGGGTCAATCGGTCGCGACCGTGGACTATTCGGGATATATAACCGAAATCGGCGAATACCTCGCCGCGATCCGTGAAGAATACGACGAATCACAGGCGGCTCTTTTAGACGAAGCGGAGGATTATGCCGACGATAAGGCGGCGGGCGCGCTTGCCGACGCTAAAACATACGCCGACGGTAAAGACGCCGAAACGCTTACGTCCGCAAAAAACTATACGGACAGCAAAGCGGCGGACTTGCAGGGGCAGATTGACACTCTCGTAAACGATCTTGAATACGACAACATTTTCGCGGCGATGTTGGACGACACGAACACGTCCCGCGTTTTTGTCGATTGGTATAAAACCGTAAAGACGGAAGGGATTACCCGTTTTGAAATGCTTAAAAGGTTTTTCAAGATGTGCGCGCTCAACAACAACGCGACACATACGGTCAGATTTCTATCCCCGAGCGTTTCGTCCGAATCGCGCGGGACGCCCCTTGATGATCTCGCCGACAAAAAAGCGCAGATTTTGGAAACCGACGCAGGCGTCGTCGCGAGTGGCAATTCGTGGCTCGACGCGTCGGGGGCGTCGCGCACCGACGGCGAAGATTGGGCAACGGAAAACCGCTTGACGTGGTATGTCAGAGCGAACGCGCTATCACTTGAAAACGGCGATATGAACGTCGTCGCGATAGAGGGTATCGACGCAGATTTCGACATCACCGGTGAAACCGCGCCCGTTTATACTTTTCAAATGTCGCCGTATTATAAAGAAACCGACGACGGAAGTTATCTCGTTAAATCGTGGCGTGCAAATCCTGCAGACGGATACGCGCCGTTTAATGACAACATCGACCTAAACGGCGTCGCTCGCCCCTTGACTTGGCACGCGACCTTCGGCGGCTCGATGACAACGTCGGGCAATAAATTGACGTCGGGCGCAAATCGTCACCCGAAAACCTTCACGTCCGCCGAAACGGGCAACGGATACGCTCGTAATTGGAGTGTTCACGAAGGCGTCGGCGCGGACGCGTCGGCGAAATGGGCTTTAAGCGAATGGCAACACCGACACTTCAATCTCGAAAACTCAAACATCGCCGAAGGGTGCTTGGATTATAATTATCAATTCAAAGTCGCCTTGACAGAAAGCGACGTCCGTCGTGTTTTATTATCGACTTCCGACGGCGCAAATTTTGTCGTCGGAAGTAACGTCTACGTTGGCGATAATGGATCGTCATCGACCGCGCCCGACAGGACGAACGATAATTCGCGCAACAAATCGGGCGGATTTGCGAAAATCTTGTCGAAGGAAACGGTGAATATCAGCGACACCGATTACGTCGCGCTCAACCTTGAATTATCGGCAGACATAACGACAACCGCGACGACGTGGGTATCGACCGCCCCGTGGGACACGGGCGCGACGGAATCTCTCGGCGGTCACGCCGACGGATCGCCCGTAAGCCTTACGAGCGGAAAATATCCTTTACGCATTGCGGGAATGGAAGTCCTTATCGGCTGTTATTTCATCGGACTTGATATGCTCTATCAAACGACTTCAGCGTCGGGCGGATACAATTATAAAGTTTACGAATGTAAGAACTCGAACAAATACGCGTCGTCCGTCACGTCAGATTATACCGATACGGGAATCACCTTCAGCGCGCTCCCGAGCGGGTGGAATTACGTTAAAAAATATAAAATCACGAGTAAGCCGATTTTATTCCCCGACACTATCGGCGGATCGTCGACAGGCTATCTCAAATCGGCGTTTTCTGGCACGTTCTCGGCGGGCGTCCGCGGTCCTTGGCGGTTCGGGCGTTTGAGCGGCGGCGGGGCTGGCGGGCTTGCCTGCGGGACTGGCAGCAGCGATCCGTCGAACTCGCATTGGTACGGCGCGCCTTGGCTTGCAGGAGCGGAAAAAAAGCGGGGTGAATTGGCGGGCTAAACGCCCGACAAGAGGGGCAAGACCCCTCGTTACGCAATTAAAACAAAATAGGGCGTTAAGATGTGGCGTGTTTCGTTTTATGGCACGAACTCGGCAGACGTCCGCTGTCCTTGGCGTTTCGGGAATTTGAACAACGGCGAGAATGGCGGGCTTGCCTGCGGGAATGGCAACAACAATCCGTCGAACTCGAATTGGAACGGCGCGCCTTGGATTACTGTTTTGAATTTAAGCCGAATAACTCGGCGTAACGTCTTAACGCCCGTATCATCAGATAAAAATCAAGTATAGCCGCAAGCCCCGTCAAACGGGCGCGTCCGATTTAAGATCGGGCGCGGGATTAGTAGTAACACCCCGCGCGTTTGTTTTAAAACAGCGGTCAACCGAAAATCCTTTGACTTCAAAACAGTAAGCGAATAAATGAAACAAAGATATAATAAATTAACCGAGGATTTATGTTGTTTAGCCGTCCGAAACTGCTTTCGTAAAAAATGGCGACGCCGTGATTTTATCCGCGTCGTCGAAGAATACGCGGGCGTATCAAAACGCGATATATTCCGCGAACTTGACGCGGGCGGGAATACGCTTAAAGAATACTCGATTAAATGTATCGGTTACGAAGTTTATAATCGCTTGAATCGGCTTTTGCAAGGCAAGCGCAACGCGCTTGAACTTGACCCCGTTCAATTCAAACCGAAAATCGACGGTATGAACGGAAAATTGCGTAATATCGCGCATTGTTGCGTATTTCATCAAATCTTTAATCATCTGCTCGTTATCGGCTTATATCCGCTTTTCAAAGCGAAATTACTTCCGTTTCAATTTGCAAGTATCCCCGGCAAAGGTCAAACGGGATTAAAAGATTTCGTAATGAAAAAACTTCGGAAAAAATCGTTTGATATACGTCACGCCCGCAAAACGGACGTGATACACGCTTACGAAAACACAAAATACGAAACCGTCATTGAAACTATTGCACAGGAAATTCCGTCGGCAAAATGGATCATCTCGCTATTACGCGGCGTCGCCGAAATGTCGCCTGCGGGCTGTTTGATTATCGGCGGATACGTTGACGCGTGGCTGTTTAATTTTTTAATGTCTTATGCGTTACGATTTGCAAAAGAACAGCGCAAAACCCGTCGGGACAAGCAAACCCCGCTTATAAAGACAATCGTGTCATTTATGGACGATTTCGGCTTTATGGGAAGTCGTGACGCAGACATTAAACGCGATATAAAACTCGTCAACGAATTTTTGTTTAAGCAGGCGCGCCTTCGGCTTAAATTCGGCAAACATACGGAATTTATATCAATAGCAGACGAAAAGCGCCGCCGCAAGGCAGATTCGCCCGCAAAGCGAAAATGTCCGTTTTTGGATATTGCGGGGTATCAAATGACATACGGACACGTCACGATCCGAAAAGTTATATTTTTACGAGTCAGACGGACGTTTTTACGGGCGGCGGAAGAACTGAAAGCGACAGGGAAAATTCACGTCCGCCGGGCGTATTCTATTATTTCGCATTTCGGCTATCTTAAAAGCACAAACTCGAAAAAAGCGCGTCAAAAATACGACGCCGATCATCTACACACGGTCGCTCGTTACACCGTGTCGCAATATCAGAAATTAAAAAATCGGAGGATTTAAAAATATGAAAAAAATCGAACAAATGACGCCGCTTGATAAAATCGTCATCGAGAATATCCCGAACGGCAAGAAACGCGTTTTATTGCGCGATAACATCACCGAACAGCAACGCGAAGATGAAGGCGTAATTTACGTCGTATATATCGCCGACGAATACGAAGTGATGACCGATGAGCCTGTCGACGTCGAATATGTCGACGAACATTTCGACGATTTCGTTTATCTCGCTGAACACGGGGAAACGAGGTCGCAAAGATACGCCGATCTCGTTGACAAATACGTCCGCGAAAAATACACGCAAAGCGCGGTCGAGGCAATCCTTAACAACTATCTCGGCGCGCCCGAAGTCGAAAAACACGTCGAGGAATTTAACGCCCTGCAAGCGTGGCGCGCGGAATGTAAAGAACGCGCAAAAGCGGAGGTTTAATCCGTGGACGACTTATTAAGATTTATTATTGCTTACGGGTGGCAACTTGCAATAATCGCCGTCGTCGGTGTAATTATTCTCGGCGTTCTGAAATATAGCGGGGCTTTCTCAAAAATTACCGAGGGGAAACGACATTACATATATATCATTATATCCGTCGGATTTTCCGTCGGCGCGGCCGCCGTTTATTTACTTATCGCCGACGCCTTCGATATTGAATATCTATTTACCGTCGCCGTCGCGATGTTGACGCTTAATCAAACTTTTTATAATATATTCAAGGTGACTCCGATAAACAAACTCGGAAAGAAAATACTCGATTTCATCGTCGCCTTCATTAAAAAGTTTTTGCCCGACAGCGAAAAGCCGCCCGACATCAAAAACAAATAACAAAAAAACCGCCGAATTATCAGCGGTTTTTTTTGTTTACGACAATCCCCGGAAACCCTTTTACAAAGATATAAATCGGGTGTTCAAACATTATCGCACTTGGCGGAGCAAGCGCGTTGATGTTTGAACTCTCGAACGCGTCGTCGATGTCGTCTTTTGTGACGATTTCGCCGTCATCACCGACCTTTATATTAAAGAAAACAACGATCCGACGGTCGTATATATAGACGGAATTTATAAGACGGTCGATAAGTCTTTTTTGAAATTCCTTATCGTTGATGTCACCGTCTATCAATTCCGCGACAAACTTTATTATATCTTTACGCGTGACCCGCAAACCCTTTTCAAATTTCAATTTATCGTAATATTGATTTAAGTCGTCGAGCAGGGCGGATAATTCCGTTATTTTTTTATCAAGCGTTTTGACCACGGCGGCGGATACACCCGACACTAAAAGATTGACCGCGTTGTCAATCTCTTTTTGTGTCCGCGCCCTTTCCCCGGCGACGCGCGTCAATTCCGATACGTCCGTCCGTGATTCATAATACTTTATAACGTCGTCGGCAATGACGGCGACACGGCGCGGGTCGGAAAGATAATCGACAACGCATTTTGTCACATACAATTCGAGAGCGTCCTTCCGTTCGTTCGACTTATCGCACCCGCGACGTTTTTTGCGCGTGGGGCAGGCGTAATAATGATGTTGAACGCCCGTTTTGCTTGTCCCGCCGTCGGCGACCATAGACGCCCCGCAATGCCCGCAAAACGCTTTCCCCGACAATAAATAATCGACCCGCGCCGACCCTGCGCCCGAATGATGTTTGTTTGTCTGCGCCCGTTTCTGCGCCTCGTCGAACGTTGCGCGGTCTATAATTGCGGGGTACATACCGACGCACGGACGCCCGCCGAAAGTAAACGACCCCGTGTATTTTTCGTTTATCAACATACGGTCGAAGTCTTTTGCTTTCCACGGCTTGCCGTTTTTCCTTAATCCTTTATCGTTAAGGGCGGCGGCGATCTCTTGTTTTGAAACGCCTTTTGCGTATTCCGCAAATATATATTTGACCGTTTCGGCGGCTTGCTCGTCTATTAAGACGCGTAAGCCGTCTTTTTTATATCCGTAAATAAGATAAGACCCCGTAAACGTCCGATTTAAGACGGACGTCGTCAAGCCTTCTTTTACGCGTTTTGATAGACGCGTCGAATACTTTTCGTTATTCCACTCTAAAAACAGCCGATAAAATTCGCCGCCTTCGTCATCAGATATGCGCTCGGTCGCGGAAACGACCTTAATTCCCTTTTTTGCGAGCCGTCCTTCGTAAACGATAGAGTCATATATATTGCGGGCGAAACGGTCAAGCATATAAACGATGATGACGTCAAATCCGCCCCGATCGCAATCTTTTATAAGACGTTGAAACTCGGGGCGCTCGTCGTTCGTCCCCGTGCGTTTTTTTTCGGTGTAAACCTTAATGATATTTATATTATTGTTTTTCGCGTATTCCCGGCAAATGCGGATCTGACCTTCGATTGTCTGCTCGTTTTGCCCCGCCGACGAATAACGCGCATATATTACACCCGTCATAATACTATTTATCGTCTATCATCGACAAAAAGACGCTTTCCGATATAATATGTAAATCCTGTCCCGAAAGTATAAGGCTCTCGGCTTTTTTCTGTTTTGTCGATTTGCCGTCTTTAACGGTCGAATGATAAGCAAAACTCCCTAAAACAAGATAATTTGTCTTTTTTGTGACGTTGTCGCCTAAAATCCCGCCGAGATTGGCGACAATTTTTGCGGCGTCGGCGCGTTGCATACTGTCAAGCGCGCCCGTAAAAACGACGACTTGATTATAAAATAGATTATCGGGATCAATCTCGACGCCGTTATCGGCGACGATTTTTGCGACCCGTCCGTCAAAGCCTTTCGGGCGTAAAGATATATTGTTGTCATTGATATATTGTTTTAATTTGTAATAGAGGGCGGCGGTCGTTTCACAATCGGCGATCGAACGGTGAGCGACGTCCTGCGGAATGGCAAAAAACGCGGCAAGTGTTGTCAAGCGTTTATTTTCTACGGGAAGATTACACCATTTCGCGAGCCGTAAAGTGTCGACAAAATTATTAGTAAAGTTATTTTTCAGAACAAAAAACGCGTTATCGTAAATAAAATTTATATCAAAATTCGCGTTATGCGCGACGATCACATCGTCACCGACAAACTTCAAAAAAGACGGCAGGATTTCGGCGATCCCCGGCGCGCCCTTTAACATATCGTCACAAATTCCCGTATGTTCAACAATAAACGGATCGAGCGGGCGGTCGCTTTTTACGAAAGAATGAAAACGGTCAATTTCGACATCGTTTCTATATTTAATCGCGCCGATTTCGATTATATCGTCGAACGTCGGCTCGTATCCCGTCGTTTCAAGGTCAATGACGGTATAATCCCCGACAAGGCTTAAAAGGCTCTTTCCCTTAAATTCACGATTTGGCTTGTAAACTTCACCCGAAAATAAATCAATAATCATCTATCAATCCTCCGACCCCTTTTCTAATTTGTAAGCATAAGTCAAAAGCGCGTTTTTTTGGCGCATTGTGAATTTACCGCAAAGCGAAATCAATTCCTGTTCAAATTCGGATAATTCCGTAATGCTCCCGCCGATCGTTACGGTGTTATGATGATTCCTGTCGCCGAATACGCCTTGATGAATGGCGGGCGGCGGCGTTTCGCGCCCCGTGCAAAGATAATCACAGGAAACGCCGAGAAAAGTCGCGAGCGGCGCGATATGTTCAGATGAAGGGATAACACCTTTTGACTTCCACGCGGAAACAGTCGCTTGACGAATGCCGAGCGCGTTCGCAATATCGCTCTGCGTCTTTTTTTGTTGTTTTGCAAGTGCAAAAACTCTTTCGGAAATATTCATAATACCCCCTATTTATAAATTTTACAAAAATTTTTGAAAAAACCACTTGACAAAAACAAATGAAGCGTATAAAATATAACCAAGTTATGAAAAAAGCGAATAAAAAATCATAACCCGCCCGTGCTATTGTCAAGCGTGTTTTTAAGATATTTCGTTGAATGAGCATTGACATTATATCATCAAAAATTACGCTTGTCAATAACTCGCGGTTATAAAAACCGTAAAAAAAATATAGGAGGTGCGTAAAACATTATGTCTTTTTGCGAAAAATTGAAAGAATGTCGGGCGGCGGCGGGCTTATCGCAGGACGACGTCGCAAAAAAAGTCGGTATCACGCAGGCGGCGTATAGTTACATTGAAAAGGGCTTAAAAATGCCTTCTCTGCCCGTTGCGACATCACTCGCGAAAGCACTTAACACGTCGCTCGACTACTTGACCGACAACAATCAATAAAAGGAGTTTTTTATGGAAAACAACATCAACCAAACCGAAAGATTATTCAAAAACCCGCCTTATCGCGGACTCGCCGAAGGCAACAAATGGAAATACGGCGTCCCGACCTGCGATTACTTCGGGAACGGTGAAACGGCTTTTATCGAAGATATGACAGAGTCGGGAATTTACACCGTCAAATTAAAGACAATCGGACGCTCGACGTTTGCCCGCGACTCCAAAAAACAAACTATTTTTGAAGGCGACATCGTTTCCGTCGAAGTCGCCGACGATTACGAATGCTCGGGCGTTGTAAGATATTTCGACGAATATTGCGCGTTTTATATCGACATACCCGGCACAGATACAATTATCCCGTTTAGAAGTGTAAAACACATAACCGGCGTCGACGGGGTGTATTTTCCCGACGTCACAATAAAAGGGAATATACATCAAAACCCGCAAAAAATAATGAGGTAAAATATGGCTTTATCAATAGTGACCTGCCGTTTTTGCGGAAAGCCGATTATATGGATTCAAACAATAAACGGAAAAAATATGCCTTGCGACGCCGAGGTCGTGGAATATCAAGAAAACAAAAAAGGCGCCGCCCTTATAGTCACCGAGCGCGGCGCCGTCGTCCGTGGTGACATCGTAAACAACAATCCGAAATCACCGCTCGAAAAAGTCATCGACGGAAAAGGATATATCTCGCATTTTGCGACGTGCAAAAACTATCGGAGGGATAAACGATGATTGAAAAGTATTATAAAAAATATATTTCACTTACCGCGCCGCGCTCGGCTTATGCCCGCGTCGCAAATCATTTTTTGAAAGATTATGAAGAAGTAAACGAAACGACGACAATTCCTGCGGATATTCAAGCAGCGGCGGAAAAAATCAAAAACGGCGTCGAAATCGAACTTGACGACTTCGGACATAAAAGCGTCTTTTCGTTCAACGGATACGGCCGCAGGGATTACGACGAATCAACATACGAAATCGAATATCATTACTCCGCATATTTTGACACCGACGAAAACGGCGAGCCTGCATATCTTGTCGAATGGTATTTTTTTACAAACAGTCGTTATAAAAAGCGCATCGCCGACAAGATCGTTTATGCAAACGATTATCTCGACATCATAAAAAAGAATTACGAACTGCGCGGGAAATATCGTTATTTTTGCCGTCATCGCCCGCCGTCGCCCGGCGCAATCCCCGACGGATACGTTTTTTATGAAACTTATCGTCAAGGCTCGGAAGAAATCGGCGAAGTTACATACAACGAAAGATTATCCGACGAAGAATGTCAAAAATACGGGCTTAAATTTGACGAAGAATACGAGCGAGCGCGTGTCGCTTATTTAGGAATACAGGGGGCGGCGGATAATGGAAAATAAAAAATCTTTTGTCGAAAACTATTTGAAACCGCTTTTGCAAAACGCAAATCTCGACGTCATCGACGCCGAATATAAACGCGGGATACATCGCGAAATCGTGACCGTGACGTTTATATGCGGTTTTAAGAAAAATATCGAAGTTACGGCAGACAGCCTTTCCGCGCTTACCCGCGACGTTCTGAACGGGTGCGATTAAGAGGGCGGCGGATATGCGTTTCAAAATCAGCAAAAAGGAAAGACGGCGCAGGAAGTTAGCAAAACGGCAGTTAAATGCCTTTTACGCTTATATAAAGAAAATCGCCCCCGTCTTAAAAAAAATCGCGAGCGCGACGTTGATTCTTATAGACAAAACAAGAAAAGTCGCCGAAAGTGTCGCGATATTGCGGGCGGCGGTCGACGAACAATACACGGAAAACGCGGAACATTGCGTCGTATGCGGTGACGTGATCCCCGAAGGTCGTCAAGTCTGCTATATATGCGAAAAACGCGGGGGGGGGGGTCTTAAATGACGCCGTTCCCGCCGAGCGATGTATATCTCGCAGATTGCTATCAAGCGATAAAACAAATTCCCGATAAAAGCATTGATTTAATCGTGACCGACCCGCCGTATGAACTCGAAACGCGCGGCGCGGGATTTCACAAACAGCGCGATTATTGCGACGAAATACAGGATTTCGGACTCGCAAACGGCGTCACGGACACGCTTTTATCCGAATTTATCCGCGTAATGTCAAAAGTCAACATTTATATTTTTTGTAATAAAAATCAACTTAAACAATACTTTGATTTTTTCTCGGATTATAATTGCGATCTTTTGATATGGCACAAAACAAACCCGATCCCGACGGTAAACAACAAATATTTATCCGACGTCGAATATATCTTTTTTGCAAGAGAAAAAGGCGTAAAACTCAACGGGAAATATGACGCCTTATCAAAGGTTTACACGTCGCAGACGAACACAAAAGACAAAAAACTATTTAATCACTTAACGCCGAAACCGCTCCCGCTCGTCAAAAGATTTGTCGAAAATTCAAGCGCGGAAAACGACGTCGTCCTCGATCCGTTTTGCGGAAGCGGAACGACGCCCGTCGCTTGCAAAGACTTAAATCGGCGATATATCGGTTTTGAAATCAATCCGCAATTTTATAAAATCGCGAAAGACCGATTGAACGGTATCGACGCACACGGGCAGACAAGCCTTTTTATCAGATAGGAACGAAAAATGTTTATTATAAAAATACTTTTACTCGCACTCGGAAACGCTGTTTTAATCACCGCACTCGCCGTCGAAATCAAGTTTATTATTTGGTATAAAAAACAAAAGTGACGCGCGGTTTACTATGATTAAACTTTTAATCGGCGGATCGCCCTGCACGTTTTGGAGTATAGCGCAAAAGAACAACCGAGAAACGACGGCAAGCGGGATCGGGTGGGAATTATTCAAAAATTATCTTATAGCAAAAGACAAATTCAAACCCGATTTTTTTCTTTATGAAAACAACGTGTCGGCGGCGTGGGAAATCAAACAGCAAATCAAAAAAGAGTTAGACGTCTACGACGGGACGTTTTTAATGACCGATTCGGGAAACCGTTATATCGAAATCAATTCCGCGCTCGTTTCGGCGCAAACCCGACAAAGATTTTACGTTCATAATTGCGGCGACGTTGACCTTCCCGCCGATCGCGGGATAATGCTTGCGGATATTTTGGAAAGTGGCGCCGCCGACAAAGAAAAAGCATATTGCCTGCGCTCCGTCGCCGGGAATACGCGCGATTATTTCAAAAAACATCACACGCAACTCGTTTTTGAGCCTGTCCGCGTCGGTGAATTGCCCGCCGCGAACGGCGAGCCTTCACAAAGTCAAGCCTGCCGAATTTACGGCGTCACGGGTAAATCCGTGACATTGTCTGCGGGGGGGGTGGCTATGGCGGTAAGACAGGTTTATATGCCGTCCCCTGCGGAACATCAAAAGGCGGAAAGGCTCGGACGCTTACGGCAGGTTATCAAACCGCGTCGCACCGCGACTTCGTTTGCGATATAACAACAAACGGACATCTCGGAAAAACGGGCGTTCTGTCACCCGTAAACGTCACGGCGACGGGTAAAGCGCAAACAATAAAAGCGAATTATCGTTTTACAAGCGTTCAGAATATCTGCTGTTATAAATCGACTTACGGCGCGACGGGTGTCGCTATACCCGCCGACGAAAGCGATTATATCGAACGCAAAGAACAAAGCGCAATAAATAAGGTTTACAAAGTCACCGCAGGTCGGATTTACATCAAAGGCAGGCAATACGAAATCGACCTGCCCGACGGATATTACCTTATAAGAAAACTTACGGTCGCCGAGTGCTGCCGTCTGCAAACGCTCCCCGATGATTATTGTCGGGCGGTGTCGGATAGTCAAGCATACAAAGGACTCGGCAACGGGTGGACGGCGGAAGTGATTATTCATATTTTGCGTCACGCGTTCGACCGTATCCCGAAAGACGAAAAAATCAAAGTATTATCAATGTATGACGGAATCGCGACGGGGCGTTATTGCCTCGATAAACTCGGTTTTTCAAACGTCGAATATCACGCATACGAAATCGACAAATACGCGATGACGGTCGCATTAAGCAATTACCCCGATATTATTCAACACGGCGACGCTTTTCAAGTGCGCGCCGACGAATGGGAAATATAAAAGAGGATTGATTATGCCTGTCAAAAAATACAGATCTCGACAAACCGACAGCCGAAAAGGGCTTATAAAATTTTTTTATTACGTCGACGAGCCGAATTGCGCTTTTACAAAACGCGGAATCCGAAAGAAATATCGTCCGAAATATGTCAATATGGGTCTATTATGAATACAATTCTTTTCTTAATATGGGCGGGAATTATCGCCGCAATGCTTATTTTTTGCGTCATAGCACTTATAAAATGATCGAAAGAAATCACGTTTACAATATGGATTGTCGCGATGGTCTGCGAGAAATGTCGCGGGGGGGGGTGTTTGTCGACGCCGTCATCACCGACCCGCCGTATTTGATAAACTACTTCTCACATCATCGGCAAGACAAAACACATAAATTTTGCAAGCCGATTGAAAACGACGACAACCCGCAAATTATCATCGACACGATCCCGCTTATATACGACGTAATGAAACCCGATACGCCGATATATATGTTTTGCGGGTCGGATAAAGTCGATTTTTTCAAAAGCGAAATCGAAAAGTTTTTCACCGTGAAAAATCTTATCGTATGGGATAAAGGCAACCACACGGCGGGCGACCTTGACGCGCAATACGGCAAATCTTACGAGTTTATTATTTACGCAAATAAGGGCCGCGCCCCGTTTATGCCCGACGCCCGACGTTTCGAGGATATATGGCGGATTCCGCGCGTTTCGGGTAAAGAGCAGATACATCAAAACCAAAAACCGCAAAATCTTTTAAGGCGGATTATTATTCAACACACAAAACCGCACGATCTTATCCTTGACCCGTTCGCAGGGAGTATGTCGACGGCGGTCGCCGCATATAACCTTCAGCGCGATTATATCGGATTTGAATTATCGCCCGAAATATACGCCGAAGGCGCGGCGTGGCTCGAGCGGGAAAAACGGCAAATATCTATTTTTGATATATTAAGCAACCAAACCAAAAAATAAAAATCGGAGGAAATAACGATGTCAGAATACGAAAACAAACACTTAAACGGATACGTCGAAGAAGATTACAACGAAAAGACGTTTTATCCGACCTGTCCGTTTTGCGGCGCGCAGGAATTGCCCCTCGCCGTTTACGGAAGTCAACAGCAAGCGAACGAGGCGGCGGCTATGCGCTGTCAATGCGTCGGCGCGCGTGAACATCAAGCGAAAAAGCGCGCAGAAGAGGAACGCAAAGAAAACATCAGAAAACTCGAGTCGAATTTACGTCACTTTCGGACGTTTTGTGAAACCCGCGACACCGAAATCTCGAACGACCTTTTCGACCTTTTATTAAGGATCGGGACGGATATTCTCGACGACAAATACGAATCGGCGCAGGTAAACTTCGGACGCATAAAAAGCAAATTCGGAAAAAACAGCAAAGGAAATATCGTTCTTTCGTTTAATTACGCCGTCGGGTCGAAGGTCGAGGTGTAATATGGACGTTAAAAACGGAATAAAAATCGTCGCCGTTGACTTTGACGGGACGTTATGCGAAAACAAATTCCCGAAAATCGGAAAGCCGAAACCCGCCGTAATAAATTTCGTTAAATCATTAAGCCCGTTTGTGACGCTTATCCTACACACCTGCCGGACAAAGGAACTTCTCGCCGACGCGGTCGAATGGTGTCGCAAACGCGGGATCGTGTTTGATTTCATCAACGAAAACGACCCGCGACAGGTTGACAAATACGGCGGGGACACGCGAAAAATATCTGCGGACTTATATATCGACGACAAAGCAATAAACGTCGCGATGTTGGAGGAGCGATAAATGAAAGCGCGGTTTATTCAAGTCGGCTTTACGGCGCAACGAACGGTCACGGGCGAATTTTTACCCCCTGTCCCGCTTTACATAAAAACGACCGCGCCGACGGGCAAAAGCGGATTAAACGTCGCCGAGGAACAACTTATGCACGATTTAGGGCGTTTGTTTTCCGATAAACACGAGCGACTTTACGGGGGCGCGTCAGATGTCGAAATATAAAGAGCAAATGATAATACGCGGAGTTATGCAAAAGCAAATACTCGACCGCGTTCAGATATGCGACCCTCGCGTCGATAAATCGCTGTTAAGTAAAATCGTAAACGATATTTGTTTGCCGACCCCGCCCGTCTTTAAGGTCATTTTGAAAACCTTAAAATGCGATGTGTCGGATATATACACGGATTCCGAAATCAATCTTAAAGAAAACGGGGCGGCGGCGCCGCTCCCGAAACCACGCTATCGCGACGGACGATCGCACGGCGAAAACGTCTATAATTTGACGGTCGAAATCGATCGCGATGTCGCCCTGCGCGTGTTCTCAAAAGACGGATTGCGCGCGCTCGGCTTTTTGTCGGCGACGGACGCCGTTCGTCAATACGTCGATAAACTTGACAAAAGATTACAAAGAAAAACCGCCCGACAAACAAACACATCGGGCGGCGGAAACAATAAAAAAACGGGCGGTCGCGAGTGAACACGATCGCCCCGATTGCCGAAGAAAACAACGACAACCAAACCTATATTTATTATATCAAATAAGTATATTTAAGTCAAGTATTTTGCCGAAAATAGACGGCTTTTACCGTCCTCGTAATGAAGTATTATCTTAACGACGAAGGAAAGCGAAAAAGTTTTATTATCCGCAAAGGCTTGAGGGGGTCAAGGGGCGCACCCCTTGTCGTCCTGTCGGGGGCGAAACCCCGACGCAGTCAAATGTTTTCTTTTAACGGCTGAAGGAGCATTATGGCGAAATATACGTTTTCAAACTATGACGATCTCGACGAACTATACGAGCAATCGGAATTAAACTTGTCTTTATTTGATGATAAACGGATTATTTGTTATCGAAAGAAAACAATCAAAAGCGGAAATTATCTCGAATGTGAAATTTATCCGATATGGAATACCCCGAAAGCGTTATCCCGCGCAAAGAAAATTCACGAATCGAAAGAGGCTCAAAAAAACCTTAATCAGAAAAACGCAACAAAAAACCTTATAAGACTTATAAACACGAATTTCACGGATTCGGATATATGGGCGACATTTACATACGAAACACGGAAACTTCCGCAATCCGTTGACGCAGCACAAAAAGAATTTTCAAAGTATTTGCGCCGATTAAAGTATTATGCGAATAAACACGGCTTTCCGCCCCTTAAATACGTCTATATTACGGAATTTGAGGACGACCCCGAAAAAGGCAGACACCGCGTTCATCATCACGTCGTAACAAACTTTCCCGACCGCGACGTCGCCGAGAAACTTTGGAAAGGCGGCGCCCGCAAACAGACCCGACGCCTGCAATCGGACGAAAGCGGATACGAAGGCTTGACGCGCTATGTAATGAAAGACCCTCGCGGGACAAAGCGTTATGTCACGTCGAGAAACCTTAAAAAACCGATAATCACCGTTTCCGACGCATATCTCACCCGAAAAAAGATAAAAAAACTCGCTTACGGCGAACTCGACCCGCAGATATTTTTTGAAAAGGCGTATAAAGACCGTTACGAATTTACGTCGTTTCAAACAAAAACAAGTCAATATATCCCCGGTGTTTACATTTACGCGAAAATGCGTCGGAAAAATTAAGGAGGTACAAATTGAAATATATCGGCAGTAAGGCGCGTTTCGCGCCCGAAATATGCGCTATTTTACAGGATTACATATACCGATTGAACATCAAAACATACATCGAGCCTTTTGTCGGCGGATTCAACATAATTGACAAAATCAAATGTAAGACACGAATCGGAAACGACATTGATTCGCTTGTTTGCGATCTTGTCACGTCCTGTCGTAACGATCCGTCGCTTTTAAGGCTTGCAACAACGCCGACCCGTGACAAATATTACGACGTCCGCGACAATCCCGCGATTTATCAAAATTGGTATCGAGCCGCGATCCTTTTATTCGGGTCATACAATGCCCGCGTTTATGGCGGGTGTTATGGAGCGACATCAAAGACAAAAGACGGTAAAACTCGCAATTATTTTGAAGAAGCAAAAAACAATTTCATCAAACAATTACCGTCGCTCGACGGGATTTTGATTTCGTGTTGCGATTATAAATACATCGTCCCGCCGTCAAACGAAACCGCGCTTATTTATTGCGACCCGCCTTATGCGGACGGTATCGGCTATAATTCGGAATTTGACGCCGTCGAGTTTTGGGAATGGTGTCGCCGATTAAGCGAAAAACACATCGTCATCATATCAGAACGCGCCGCGCCCGACGACTTCGTTTGTATATGGCAACAGGAAACAAAATCACATCTTAACAACCGCGCAAAAAAAGCGGTCATCGAAAAATTATTTATTCACAGGTTAAATTATGGCGAAAATCATTGAATTAAAAACCCTTCCCGAATACTTTTCAGCCGTTGCAACCGACTTGAAACGATTTGAAGTAAGGCGCGACGACCGAAATTACGCTGTCGGCGATATTCTTATTTTACGCGAATTTGACGGCTTAAATTACACGGGCAGAAAATTATCGGTCAAAATAACATACATTTTGCGGGGCGGTGTTTACGGCGTCGCCGAAGGATACGTCGTTTTGTCAATCGTAAAATTTGACGAGGTGCGAAAATGCTTAAAAAGATAATATCGGTCGTTTACATCGTCGCCGCGCTCGTAATGCTTGTTTGTTATCCTGTTTCGGCGATAATGATTATCATCAAATTATGCGCCGACGCCGTCTATTCGTGGCTCGTTGCCTGCATACCCTTAATAATGGCAATTTCGGCGACGCCTTTTGCCGTCGTCGGTAAAAATTTTTTAGACGAAAAAGGAAAGTAAAAAAATGCCGAAACAAAACAAAAAAACGACCATAAATCCCGACAAAGAAAAAAGCACGAAAAAAGGACTTGAAAACACCGCCGACTCCGACCTGTCGGACGCCGAAAAAAAGTTGCGCGGCCCGAAGTCAAAATACGACGTTAAGGTGAAACCTTATCTCGATAAAATCGCCCTATATACGCGGTGCGGAGTGACCGAAACACAAATCCGCGAATACTACGACGTATCGAAGGCGCAATGGGCGGAATATAAGCGCAAATATCCCGAACTATCCGAAACACTTTATAAGGCAAAGCAGGAATTTAAGACGACACTTGTCAATAAGGCTTACGAAGTCGCCTGCGGGTATTATTACGAAGAAACAAAAACCGTCAAGCAAAAAGACGAAAACGGAAACGACGTCGCGACGACGACCACTCAAAAGCGTTATGCAAAACCCGATCCTGCGATGATACAATTTCTTTTGATAAATCGTTTCCCCGCAGATTTCGCTCGCGACCCGCACACCGTGGAACTTCGCAAAAAGGCTCTCGAACAATCGCGACAATTACCGTTCAGCGACGGCGAAGGTGTTTGACAATGGCGCTCGACCCGATACACGCGTTTTATTGCCGCAAAGACTATTTGACACTCGCGCAGGCTTGCAAAGTCAAAAGCGACGGTATTTGCGCCCGTTGCGGACGGGTGTTTGATATATCGGAATTAAGACCACATCACAAAATCGAACTGACACTCGACAACATCGACGACGTCAACATCACGCTCAATCCCGATAATATCGAAGTATTATGCGCCGATTGTCACGATTTAGAACATCACCGATTCGGTCACACGGTCGGACAAAAGCGCGTATATCTTGTTTACGGTGCGCCGTGCGCCGGAAAGACGACGTATGTCGACGCAGTCGCGACCCGTGACGATCTTATCCTTGACTTTGACCGCATACATAAAGCGATATGCGCCTGCGGACTATACGACAAACCAACGGCGCAAAAACAAGTCGCGTTCAAAATCCGCGATCTTATCCTTGACGAAATCAGAACGGCGCCGCCGTGGCGCAAATGGCAGGACGCATACATCATCGGAACATATCCCGAGAAGATAGACCGCGACCGTATGGTCGCCGATTACGGGGCGGAACTCGTTCACATCGCGACGTCAAAAGACGAATGTATCAAACGAGCGTATCAAGATATTAAACGGACACACGTCGCCGACGCAGTTGTCGGGTGGATAAATAATTATTTCGACCGATACACCGAATAAACACCCCCCCGTCTGCAAACTTTTTTCGACGCCCCGAAAGAC